TGCGCCGCTTAGTCCTGGCAATACATAGGTAGCACCCTCAACAGTTATTAAAACCTTTTCAGCTTTAATGCCTGAAGCGTCAACCGGTATAGCTATAGTCGCACTAGAACCGCCAGTGGTAGCACCTGACCCTTCGCCTGTTATCTTCATCATCTTCATTAGAAATTTCCTGTTCTGGTTCTTAACTTCGAATAAGCTGGATCATTAAGCCTGCGCATTAACCAACCGCGATTAGATAGGTGCAATGGATCACTGCCAATCTCTTTGCGCCATTGATCGATTAAGACTAGGGGAATAGATGCGATCTTTTGCAAGCCATCCCCCATTTTAGAGAGTGAAGTCTGAGAATCCCGCTCGGCTTTATTGGCTTCAAGGTAAGGGTCCACATCCTGAATCTGCTTGATAGTCGTAGTATCAGACATTTCGTCATAATGTAGCGTGCTTACAATATCGCCATTAACGTCGAACAAAAACTTAGACATTCATTTACCTCTTAATTACGATAGTTACCGCAAGTTTACGAGTGCCAGTTGAGGCCCCGTTAGTTTCTATTTCGATAGCATCACCAGCCGCAACAGTGCGTAAGCCAGTAGGCCGTGAAACATCAGTAGTGCCAGCAGCCGAACCAGAAAAGGCAATAGTAATTGCCCCATTGGTCATAGCCGTTCCGCCGATCTTAGGGGTTATGATTGCATCAACCGAAGTTATTGCACCATCGATAGCAGTACGAATCTCTACCACTTCACCGGCTGTTTCGTCGGTAATAGGGATATAGATCTGATCCGCGCTCGATACATCGTCAATCTGAGCTGTCAGAAAGACGTTGTTTAGATTAAATGTACTCATTTCGTATCCTCCAAAGAGAGGGCCGAAGCCCCCGCCAGATTAAGAAGTGGTTAAATCGAAGATACCACCACTAGCTGCTTCGTTAGAAGACTGAAGCGTGTACTCGACAAGCATTTGCTCACGATCAGTATCACCAGTTTTAGCCAGCTCACTGGATTGGAAATCTCGTAATACTGCAAACTTCCACTTATCCATTTCTAATACTAAGCAATCACGAGATCGCATGTGTCGGCTAGGCATGATAACCAAGTCACCAAAGTCACTCACATATACATCAACAGCATTGATGATTTTCTTCGCGCTGCTTTCGATATTACGAGTAGCACCACCTGAGAACGCAGATAGAGTCTGCTTATTGAATGATCCAACAAAGATAGTATCTGGCTCGCCACCTTCATCCCAACATGAAGCCAATACAGACTTCAATTGAGACTCAGTGAAAGCACGTTGATCACCATCAGTACGCGCATCAGTACCATCACCAGTAGGATCAGCACCAGAACCACCACCAAAGTCGGTGTTAGTTGCTAGCCATGCAGGGATACCAGCAGCTTCACGAGCTGTTGAACTATTACCTGTTACCTGAGCGTTGTTAGCGAATAGAGTAGACTCAACATCAGTCTTAAGCTCTAAACCAGACTTCATAATCTGGAGCGCCATTTCATCAGAGCGACCCGCAGAATCAACGACGCGTTGAGTACCTGTAACACGAGGCACCTTATCACTGATCTGAGTGCGGTTACCTAGTCGAACGGTAGGAGTAGAGGCGGTAGTAGTCGCATCATCGCCTTCAATTACTGCGTTAGTAGCTGAAGGAGTCGCTAGTACATCAGTCTGCCACTCGTGGTTAGTTGCTGTTGCCGGCACTTTTGCAATACCAGAAAGCAATGGAGTAGTGGATGGAGAAATCATTGTGATAATGTCGGCTAGGTCTTCACGGTTACCAACTGCATCATAACTGTCAAACGTATCTGCTGGTTGAGTCATTTTATGTCACCTTATCTTGAGGAAAGTTGTTTAATTGCGGCTAGTGCGTCTGACTTAGACCCTGACTTACGCAAACGCGCCTTAGCGTCCTGCATCTCAGTAGGTTTAGCCTTTGCTCTGCCTTTTACAGCTTTAACAGCCTTCGGAGCTTTGCGCACCTTCTTGGCAGTTAATGCCTTTTTGCTGTCGATTGCATTGAATTTGGAAGCTTGAACCAGGGATAAATAAACACGGTGATCTGAAACACCTGTTAAATCCATACCTATGCTTGATGCGTATTCGAGGGCTGCCTTAAACTCACTATCTCTAACCTGTGGATCTGACCAGGCCGGTATCTTACCAATGAGTATGTTACTTTCCTCTGCTAACTTCGCATTAAACTGTTCTTTTTGCTGGGATTTGGCTTCGACTAGCTTGGCCTTCTTCGCTTTTAATTTCCGCTCCTGTTTCAGATACTCAGCAGGGTCATCATCGGCTAATTCATCCCAGTTAATACTTGCTTCCTCTTCTGCGATTAGACTATCTAGCGCTGTCACCTTGTCAGTTAATGACTTAATGGCTGCGTCTTGCTGTAACGATTTGGCATCTAGCGCCTTACGTTGATCAGCAACTTCGGTAGTCTTTCGCGTGTAGTCAGATTGTCTAAGGTTGCCTTCCTTCCACTCTCGGATTTGACTAAGGGTTATCTCTTCGCCATCTATATCGAAATAAGATTCCTCTTCAGCACTGAGCGCTTCGGGTTGTGCTTCCTCTTCTGTTTCTAACTCTTCGACTTCGTCAACATCAACTTCATCGGATAAAGTGTCATCATCTGACACGTCTACTGCCTCAATCACTTCGTCGGTTGTCTCTGAGAGATCCGTTGTAGTATTTAAAGCTTTGATCTTATCTAAAATATCTTGTGACATAATTATATACCTGGAATGAATTTCTTGCCACGTTCGACAAGGGTTGCTTTTGCGACGTTGCCGGATTGCATGACCTGTTTAAAGTGTTTATCCACCCATTCAACAGTCTGCATCTTGCGCCAGATTTCGTTACGCTCGTCATTCTCTTTAAACTTGGTCTTCTGGAATTCCTCCATTAACCGCGCACGAATCATTACAAAAGCTTCCTGATAGATCGGGTTGTTCAGTACAGCGCTTGCTTGATCGCCCCGCACTAATTCCTGTCTATCCTTCAATTCACTCATTTATGCCCCTTGGCCTTTGCCTGGTATGTCAGTGTTAAATTTCAATTCTAATTCAGAGTATTTAAACTCTAAATCCGCGATTGTTTGGTTGGCATCTGCTAATTCTTTAACGTTAGCCTGTCGCCGCTTCTCTTCTAATTCAGCGGCCTTCAGCTGTAATGTTCCTTGAGCTACTGCAATCTTGCCTTGCTGCTCTATCATTGCGGCCTTAGCCAATGGATCTTCTTGGCCTTGTAGCTGTTGCAGCATACCCTTCATTTGCGCATTCTCAGCCATTAATACTTCTTGTGGTATCTCTGGATCATTGGCAAAGTCACCAATTCGACTAATGCCCATGCTGCCTAGTATCTTGACCATGACATTGTAAATCTTCTTATCGTCGGTAACTGTCGATCCTGTAGCCTTCAATTGCTGAAGTATCTGGAACAATTGCCCCATGTTTTGCAGCATTGCTTCGTCATCGCCAGCAGCTAAACCCACGTTACTAGTGATGGAGTTGTGAGATACCCACTTTAAAGGCTGGATAGTCATAGGCTTGCCGAGAATCATTATCTCTAGATCTTCGACCTGATACCGGCTTACATACCAAGCCATACCGTCAAACAGCTTCCTAAATCCTGTCTCAGACATGACGCGCGCTACCAACTCAGTCTTAGCCGCCCCGCTTTTGCTCATGCCTTCGAATCTAGCAACTGACTCTTCACCGAATCTATCAGCGTCTAAGCCCTGATTAGCTAGCTGATTACCAGTTGATTGAGATTTGAGACTATCCCAGTATTGAATAACTTGTAGTGCTTGGTCGCCAATATATGGAGTCTGGAGCTGGAACACTGCGCTAGTAGGGTCGCCTTCAGTCCTAACAATTCCATTAGGTCTAACGGTTAATAAGTCGTCAATGTTCGTTTGTTCATCATTAACAACTACACGACCATTAGCTACGTTATAAATATTGTTCAGTATGTTGCGAGTGAGTACGGTAGATACCCGTTGGTGTGTAGTGACTAACTCAGCACGACCACGACCAATAGCACTGTGGGGCATAAGAATAGCGCTGTTAATAGCATAAGGAACCATTCCATGTTGTTCGTTTTCAAGTATTACATTCCCAGCTTTAACGATATATCGGCGCTCTGCAATGCCGTCATTATCATAGTCAACTTTCACATAGAGATAGAACACTTGTATTAATTGACTTGCCCAATGACTTATGTCTTCACTGTCTTTGTCACCACCTTGATCACGAAAGCGGATGGCCTTCATGGTGCTTACTTCGTCTTGGTCATTAACTGAAGGTAGCTGCTTAACTGTGGCTTCATCATAACCAGCAGCCACCAACTCACCACGAGTCACCAATGAAGTATCGCCGATTATCTCTGCGTCATCTTCATCAGCTGCATTTCGTGAAATAATAAAGTCTTCAGTAGGTACACCGCGAACAAAGAAGCGCTTATCAATGAATGTTTGCCGAACCTTTATATACTTGGTGTCATCATCGTTATCAGCTTGTTCAATGTATTCAACCTTGACGCCTTTCTCGGACTGCACTTTGAGCTGTATATCGATTATCTCCAGCTCTTCCTCGTTAATACCGTCCCATTCGTCGATCTCTGTGCGCTCGACCTCTTCATAGCCAAACTTAACAACGCCTAACTTCTGTATTTCAGCGTCTTTTATCCAATCATGTATAACTTTAAATGATGTGGCCTGATTGCGTATTAACCAGTTAACGTACTTAGTTTTCTGTTCTGCTTCTAACTTGTCAGCATCACTATTGGTAGCCGGATCAAAGGTCATTATGTCCTTAGAGCCTAAGAAGATTCTAACCAGGCTGGGCATGTCTGACTCTACGGTGTCTTGAACGTCAGACGTAACAACCTGACTTTGCCCTTCCACCTCATCACCGTAAGGCTCGCCATTATAACGTTTCAGCAAGTTTTCGTTCTCGTTCATAAACTCAGCAGAATAGCGAACCGCATCGCGCTCGGCTTCATTGACCAGTGCTAACAATTCACTATCTGACATCTTAGGCATTATTCGCTTCCTTCAACCTTCGCTTTAATCTTCTTGGCTTTCTTAAAAGCTGGCTTAACTTCTACGTCTGAAAAGCCTGCTACCTTGCGAGGCTCTAAACCTAGCTCGTTGATCTTGCCTTCCAGTGCTTCAATTCTACCGCGAAGCTCTTTGATCTCGTTACCTTGCTTAATACTCATGCTATTGAAACCTCTTGATAGTCGAGTTTACCCCACTTAGGCTTGCTCTTAATTGTCTGCATAAGCATCATGATAACATCACTCATGTTTGGAGACCTAATCTTGAGCGTTTTCATGTCTGCTTTACCCAATATCTGGTACAAACCGCTTGAAACATCCTTCTTTGGTATGCTGCACATCTCCGATCTAAGCGCGTCGACACTCTCAATGCCATCAGAATCAAAGCTTATCATCTCGCTAGGATCGATATATTTACCACGAACCACACAGCAATAAGTGTTATACATGCGATTAGCGAGCAAGCCGTAATGCTGCGCTCTATTATTTTTGAATGTCTCTGCATATGTTCGCTTATCATCCCCTTGCTCATCAATAGGAGTATAGACCTTATCTGCGTTATCCTGTCCTTTGCCTGACAATGCGCCACTAAACCCGTGAAACTTAACCTTGGTTCCTTTGAATGCTGTGGATATCTGGCGCTTAAGCCCTGTACCCATGCCATCAGTATCCCAAGTGAACCAATCAATACTGTTATCCAGTGACAATTCAGTTGCCCAGTCACAGCCCACATCTATCTCACCTTTGCGCATCTCAAGCACTCGCTCAACTACTGACCCTTTCATCTGAGCATATGCGTGCGCATCACCACCGTCATTCATTGGATCATAGGAGCCTTTCCTTGGCCCTAGCGGGGTGAACATCTCTTTTAGCTTGTCGATCTTATGTGCATCAAGGCAGGCATCGAACCATTCAGGCTTGATTATGCTGTTGTCTACTTCGTCAAGGTAGTCACCATGCCACTTATGCCGGTACTGAGCTGTGGATAACTTATCTAAATCATCTAGCCGTTCTTGCTCTAATCCTGAAGCAATAAACCACGACCGAGGCATATCAGTGTAATTCATCTGCACCACCATCACGGTATCGTCTTCGTAATGCCCGCAGCGTTTAAGCTCACTCTCAGCCCTGGCTAACCATTTCTTTGCTACAGCTCCAGATCTTTGCCCCCTGTTCATTGTGATAATGATCTCAGGCATCTTGATATCTGAATTAGCTAGCAGTGCGTCCAGCTGTTCAATAGATTCTAGTTTGTTGCCATCTAATAGCCGCTCTGTGTCATCTGCATTAAGCCGAACGGATGCTGTCAATACCCTTAGCGTGTTATCGCTTATGTCTTCGCCTTCTTCTATCCACAGCCCATCGACGCCACTGAGGGTAGACTTGAGACTAGTAATGTTACGAGCAAGACCACGATAGAAAGTCCGGCCGCCTGAGCTGTCATGAGTAATCGATGTTTTAGTATCTTCAAAGCCTAGTATCCCTAATCTGCTGATTTCATCCAATATAGTACGATGTACTGATTCTTCAATTGAGTTTTGATTCTCACGAGCGCAACACCACAACTCACCGCTTGATACCTTAGCAGCAACATAGTCAGCAATACCGGTACTCTTAGTAGAGCCACGACCGCCGACAATGATCTTAATACGCTTAGGTTTGGTAAATATGGGATATAGGTTCTTAACGTACTCTACGTTGATAGTTTTCAATCGTTCGAGCTTACGGGAATGAAGTTAAATGAGGATTCTATTGGGCCGCCATTAGGGCCGCTGTGTTCTACCTTGTCAGTGAATAACCGCAAGTGCTTACCAATCAATTCTAAGTTTGCTTTCTTATCACTGGCTTTGAACTTCTGATTGATAACCATAGAGGCATCATCATTGCCCATCTTGGTTTCGGTTATCTCTTGAATGCAGGCTAAATCGTCACGACTCCATTCATTGAACGGCTTAGTGTTGCCCTTGTCGTCTTGTACATCTTGCACATTAAAAAACGCCATCCTTGCCAGCTCTTGCAGTACTTTATCAGCAGTGATTGTTGTTCTATTGGAACGATCAAGCATCAATTGTTCTATATATGAGCTAATGACAGGTTTTGACAAGTTCTCAGAGCCAATTTGTCGGGCCGTATCTTCACTGTATCCTGCGCGTATAGCTGATTGAGTAGCATTCAAATCAATCATGTACTCTTCACAGAATCGCTTCTGTTTCTCGTTTAGATTAGCCATATACAGAGTCCTCTTAGGTTGTTCTGCATGAGTCCCGCTATGGGTTGCTCAATTCCACGTTGTTGTGGCGTCTGGTTGATTAGTCCATGTATCGGATTCGTCTTCTTTGTCATCCCATGCACTGGAGCTATCAGCCTGCTTTGTCCATATTGTAGCACTGTTTGATTGTTCATCCCAAATAGTGAGCGTGTCGGCCTGTGTTGCCCATGATGTTAGATCATCGGATTGACCTGTCCATATGCTTGATTCGTCAGCTTGCAGGCTCCAGCTTGATGTGTCGTTTGCTTGGTCTGCCCATGTAGTTGCCGCATCAGCTTGTGCTATCCAGATATCTAATTCATCACTTTGCCCTGACCATGCAGTTATGCTGTCATCTTGTACAGTCCATAGCTCTGTTGATATTGTTCCCCAGCTATTGGCCCAACTTGAACCCCAACTTTGCGCCCATGAGCTAGCCAATTATTCAGGCCCCCAAGGATCTTCAGCCGTACCTGTTCCCGTAACCGTCACATCATTCACGCTCTGAATATTACTATCAAGCTCATTAGCCTTGGTGAATGTTAGGCTATCGGTCTTGGCTTTAATATCTGCTATGCCTGTGTTATCTGGCGCTATGGTATTAGCACTGTCAGTACCGCGCATATCTGTGTTAGTCGTTGTCGTTGCTACTAGCGTTACATTGGCTACGGTGTCCGTTGCTGGGTTAAATGTACTCGAGCTGTCCGTTCCTCTCATATCCGTATTAGCTGTGGTCGTGTCTACCAGTGCTACACCGTCCACCTTACCTGCTGTGGCTGCTATGTGAGTTGTTGGCATTCTCGTTGCTATATCTGCGCTAACGTCTACTGCTGGCGTGCCTAGCTTCGTATTGGCATCTGTTGACTCACTGGCAGAAGTAGCCAATTGTGATTTTTCTAATGCTGTCAGTACGCTACCCGTTGAAATAGTAAATACTGGGTTCTTCCAGTTCATAGAGATACCATTGCCGCCCGTTGTCGGGTCTTTGAATGGCCTTGCTCCATCTGATCGATACCAGCGAGAAGTGTCTCCATCTTCTTGTTTAACGAATCCGCTTGTTTCATCAAATAGGATACCAAGCACACCAACATTGTTTAGGTAGTTGGCCGCGTCAATGGCTGTCACTATATCCCATATCTGAAACATTCCTTGGCTTGTAGTCTGTTCAAAGCTTACGAATGCAAATGATTTGGGGTTGGTAAAGTCCATATTGGTATCTAAATCTATTTCGTTGTTGGCGTAGTCAGCCGTATAGATATCAGTTACCGCAGTGCTTGAGCCATCGATCCCGTTAATTGCGTAAACGCTGTCTGCAATGGCATCCACGGCAACCGCAAAGCCTGACGCACTCACAATACCCGTGGTTTCAAAAGTCTTGAAGCTTGTTGTAGTGTTCAGCTCTGCAAATCTAACCCTGAAAGTATCGGTCGCTATGAATTCCTCACCATCGGTATAACTATCAGCAAATCCAGTGCCAACGGGGTCTGCGTCGGTGAACAGTATGGCGAAAGTTGTCCATGTTACCGTGTTATCTGCTGTTGTATTTTCTACCGTGGTGTCCCATGTAGGCTCGCTTCCGCCTGATGTTCCGCCAGTGGTGGCAACAAAGTACAAGCCTGCTGTTTGCTCAGTACCTAAGCCTGTTGAGCGTAGAACCTTGTCACCTTCTGTGTAAACGGTAGTTGAAGCCCATGCGCTAGCTGTCTGAGCTGTTACGTTGTAAATCTGTAACCTTATCTCATTACCCGCCGCAGGCATGCCAGTGATTGATATATTGCTTGTCACCGCTGGCGTGAAGTATGTGCCATCATCAGCTTGAAATCGTGTAAATCCTGGGTGGTCTGCGCTAGCTCTTGAACAGTAGAATCCTACTAGAGTAGGCGTTGTGCCCTCTTCAAATCCTCGCTCTGTCTCCACTGCTGTGGCATTGTGGATAACCATGTCGTTCAATTCAAAGTAGCGTAGACCTGTTCCACCTGGAATAACTGTATTAGGGTTGACTGCTGCATTGAAGTTAAATTGATCAGCTATATCCGCCCCAGTGTTTACGCCACCGTCGATTATTTCATAAGCAAACACTTTGCCGCCAAACGTGCCACCGGTTACCAGCGTTAAATCGCCCGTTATACCTGGATCACTTCCCGAATACCCATGATCTGCATTAGCCAATACCACTTGATACGAGTTGGACGCAATTGCACTGATACCGGCATCAACTAGCAAATCAGATCTTGCTTGCTTAGACCCTGCTAGAAATGCTTTTGTGACCATGTAGTCACTGAAGTCAAAGCCATCAGCAGTAGAGCCATCGTGGTTAGGATCGTCCCAATATTGGAATGCTTCGTCTACTACGTTATTGGTTAGCGTTACAGCCGTGGAATTACCCGAGTCAGTTTGTCTATAGTGAGTCGTAGCGCCTGTAATGGTTCCGCCTGACTTGAGAGCGAACCACTTTTCTAATGGGTTTAATGCGTCAGCAGCGTCGAACATTTCCATGCCAGCGCCTTTCCATGTCAACATAGACGTGATTGTCATACCATCGGTCAAATCTACCCGCGTTAGCCCTGGAATACTCATCATCAATAATGGCGTGTTGAAATAGCTGGAATTGGTACGTATTACATCAGCTAGGCTTGATCGTACATCAAGAGCGTTTTGATCGCTGTTAATGGTGAGTACTTTCGTTGCTCGCACATAATCATATTCGGTGGTAATCGTTAGCCCGTGGCCGCTGTTATAGCTTTCGTCAAAGTCCATTATAAAATTGATATTACCGTCGAAAGGCACTACATCTTGGCTGTTAATAGGTACGTATGATTGTTTGACTAGCTCAATGTCGATTACATCGGTATCAGGGAAGTTATAAGCCAGCGTTGTTCCTGTTGCGCTATCTACTACGGTTTGAGAATCATCTTCAAAGTATCTAATTAGAGTAGTTGCTGTGTCGCTGTTGATATTTAGCGTTAGAACCGGCGTTGATATCGTTAGCACACCAGAACTAGAGTTATTAACCGTCAACGTAGCTGCTGATGCTAGGCTGAAATTGGTGGTTCCAGTGTATTCAATATCGAATGTGTTATTAGAAACAATTAGGTTCTTTTCTGTCCATGTTCCTGTTTGGTTGCCGGTTATTAATATGGCTGATTCGCCGCCACCGTCACGGTTAGAGAATGTACAATTCGAAACGTCTGAAAGCGCCTGAGTACCTGTAGTTTCTGCTGTTATCGTCACCAGCGTGTTATCGAATGACGCACCATCAGCCACCGATAAATTAGCACTATTCTGGGCGAGCGTAGGGCAATCAATGAACTTCATGCCGGATGTGGCAGTGAATACATCCCTTAAAACCACATTGGCATTGATTACCGCTAACCCTGTAAAATCCCAAGTAGCCGCAGAAGTAGAACCCGATACTATATCAAAATTCCAAGTGGTATCACTGGTTATTGACGAATTTGTATACGAAATTGTATCACCTGATACGGCATAAAACCCAAATCCAACACCACCCGATCCAACTGCAAATTGAAGGGTTTTACCTAAAAGGGATGCGGTTTTGCCAAATTCTACCGAGGCGTTTGTTTCCTGAAAGTTGACAGAATCCGTTCCATTGCCAACCTGCATATCGTGCAAGCTAAAAAGCTGCTTACTACTTGAACCCGCCTGGTTTGTTATTGTTAAAAGTCTAGCTGCTTGCAGTGAGTCCACAAACCCCTGTAAATTTGCCGGTAGAGATCCATCCCCACCTAGCAATATAATTGTATTTAACGAATGCATCTCTGTGTATGTTGCTTGATATCGTGTATCTGCTGTTTTGTGCCCCATCATTATTAGGCCACTAACTGCGGTTTCATCGACCGTTCCGAAGTCTTCAAAAGAAAGCGTAGTACTATCAACGTCAGCAACTACGGAATGCTGCGTTAATAGGCTGGGTAGCGTGTCTATACCACCGATATTCCAAAGCCTGTAAGCATCACCGCCTCCGTCATCAGTCCTAAGCCCGAATATTACAGAGCCGCCTGAAGCCGCGCCGATTGTTCCTATATTTGCTGATGGTACTTGTATATGTACCGCTATTTTCTTGCCTGATAAGTCAACATTGCCACCAGACAAATCCCAGCCAGTGCCCCAAAATTCCTGCACAGAACTAGCCGAACCAGGGGAACGCGTCAAGAATGCAGGGTTCAGCCCTCGAATACCTCCACCGCTTGAAGACTCTGGAGTCAAGTTGTTGTATGGGACAGAATCTGGCCCTATTCCAGCTGCAAAATCAGTACTAGGATCGAAGGCACCGCCACCCCACACACTGGTAGAATCCGTGCCCGACCTTAAATGGTGAACTATATCCGATGGCGGCGAAGAAAAAGAACAATGCACGGGTATTATTGGCGAAGAATTAGAAGAGTTTATAGCTATGCTTATAGTTATTCCTGTGTCAGGCCGACCCATTAAGAATGCAGGCGTTTCTGCTACTCCTAGGCTGTACTGGAAAGACCAGGCCGCGTTACCTTGAGCTGCAACGTCAACCGGCTGGGCTATACCTACACCAACAGACATTAGGCCAGGGGGCACCGATGGCCACTTATCACCATCACTAACTTCCCACCATATATTGAGGGTTTTATCCTCATCTGTAGTCATTGATGGCGCGGTATGCGTGTTGCTTGATGCCTGAACTACTATATTTGATATATTTATTGGGTCAGCAGTATCAATATCAGCAATTGACATAACACAACAAAAAGAAAACCCAGTACCGCCCGTGGTTGATACCGGTATAGACTCACTAGATGAGGTTGCAGTCTTAGAAAAAGCCGAAGCCTTTACAGACCCACCAGTAGTTCCTTCTATAACGTCGTAACCCGATGGAGTGCTATAATTACCGCCGCTAGACCCGTCTTGACCGACCAAGTATATAATCAGATCGTCGGTTTCGTGCACTGGCATACTAGAGACCGATACAGAGGTGCCTGTTTCAGTCGCATAGATTGAGTCGCGTATATAAGCCATTTAACACCCGCAAAATAAATAAAATTATAGCATACCGAGTAAACATAAAAAAACCCACGTTGAAGTGGGCTAATTCGGCTGTACATATCACCTTGCGGATGTACCTAGCCTTTCGGGGGAAAGTCCTTGTCGGGGATTTACTTAAATATAGATCAATTCTGGTTATTTGCCACCAATTAGCTTCAATAGCTCGTTAACGTCGATTTCTTTAGAGTCTGACATATCATTAATCAGCTCAGCTATAACGTCCTCTGGAGTGATTTCTCGCCCCTCTGCCTTTGATTTAGACCGCACACCAACCTTTACGCCTGTTTTTAATAAGCTTACCCACCCACTAATCATGACAGCATCTACCACTATTTGACGAAATGCCTCTTTCCCTGAATCTGTAGAAGGGGGAGAACATAGCCCTTGACCAAATTCTGCCAGTAATCCGCTCAATTTCTTCATAGTCTGGAATCTCGGTTTGATCTGGTATATCAATGACATCTATAAAATTAATTAGTTTGCGTATAGCCATAAGTATTAGCCTCTTCATATTGTCGCTCCCGTTAATTTAACGTTAGTTGAACTTCTGAAATTGCGTAATACCTAATCGCTATAATGGGTTGTTTTTTAGACGATAATAAAACGCCTTAGCGACAGAACTTTAAGTTGATTCTCTTAGTTCATCGGCTTTATGCCACAACCTG